ATTTCATATTTATATTTCTTTAATTGATTTTATATTTTTATTTTTATAATATTCTTTTACTTCTTTTATACTTTTACTTTTCATATAGTATTTAAAGTTAGTTTCTTTTCCTCTTTTATTCCAAACATTATTAGAAATTATTTCAAACATTTTCATATTATTATTTTTTAATTACACTTATATTATCCAATACACTTCGTATTTAATTTGTAAAATAAAAGTATACTATTTGTTTACAATTGTAAAATAGTTTACATATGTAACTCAATACCTACAAGTGTAGTAAATTAAAATAAAATGTGACATTAGGTATATATAGTTATAATAATAAATAGCAATTGTCACACTATTTACTTATTATTTAGGTATATGTAGTTATGCTATACAATGCTATACACCATTGGTGCAACGGTTCAACTTTATTTACAGTGGAGAGAACAGAGTAACGCCCACTTGAATGTTATTTAGTCAAATCAACTCTTTCAATTACTACATCTCTAACATTGCTTGGCATGTCAGTTGACTGTGACCAATACTTTCTTTTAATCCAGCAAGGCATTAGATTTAACTTAGGTAACATTACCTTAAGAACCTCATCGTGGTTGTATGTTATTTGTTGACCTTTATTGTTTACAAAGGTAATGATTTGATTTCTACCGTACCAGTTATCTCTGACAACAAAGTTGTTTCTTGTAATTGGTGGGAATATCTCGTTTAATTCAGTTTTAGTTAATTTAGAGTACATTAGTTTATTCATAATTTTAATTGTTATATTTATATTATCCGTTATTGTTCGTGTTTTACCTGTAGATTCCGAAGCTTGCTGTTGATGCAAAGTCCAGGAACATTAATCCATATATCATATACGCTATTGCTGTTGTAGCTACTCCTCCGAGTGTGAATGCCCATGTTAGTATTACGTAGTGAGTGAATTTTCTTATTTTATTATTCATAACTTATTTATTTACACTTATATTATCCAAGTAACATCGTGTTATGTATGTAAAAGGTAAAAAGTTTTAACAAAAATGTTGTAAATAGGGGGCCGTGGGGTAAATAATTTTATTTTTTATTTATAGAATATGAGGTAAATATGGTGATGTAACCCATTACTTCCCTGTATGACATTAGCAAATTATGTATACTTAATAATAACCTATTGTCACGTAATAATAAAGTATGGCACAAAAACTAAGTAAGAAAGCAAAAGCTGCTAAAAAAGTAAGAGACAAGAAAACTGCAATGACAGCTAGACGTAAGAAAATGAAAGCAGAAAATCAAAGGCTACGTAAAGCAGCAAAGAAAAAAGGTATTAACCTTAAAGGAAAAGATTACGATCATAAAACTAAGAAGTTTACAACTGTAAAGAAAAACAGAGGTAACAGAGGAAGAGGAACTAAAAAAGAGTAAAACCGCGTAATTATATACGCATAAACCAAAACCAATGACATTTTATTACAAAACCTATTCCTGGGCGAATAATAGTAACCAAGGGGTATCCGAAGAAACCAGAAATACATGGGAATTTTTCGCAGACAAAAAAAACTGGAGAATTGTACAACTACCAAATGGATTTTATCAAACTGAGTGTTTAAGTTTAGATGCTAACGGTAAACCAACTGAAGATTGGCACGATGTAACCAGAAGAGAAACACTTGAATCAGCAGAAGCTGCAATCGATGGAAGTATTGAGCATTACAAAAAAAGACTAGAGTTCGCAAAAGGACCCAAAGTTGTAAAAACCTTTAAATAACCACTTATACTAAAAAATTTAATTTAATGGAATATAATAACCCAAGTGAGATAGTTAAGGATCTTTCCTTTGGAAAAGATGCTAGAGAAAAAATAATGCACGGGGTAGATAAACTTGCAAGCGCGGTTAAATCTACATTAGGTGCATCTGGAAAATGCGTTATATATGAAGACGCACTAGGAAGACCGGTAATTACAAAAGACGGTGTAACCGTTGCGGAAAGCGTAGTCTTGATAGACCCGGTCGAAAACATTGGTGCAACTTTAATTAAAGAAGCTGCAAAAAATACAGTAAAGGAAGCAGGCGATGGTACCACTACGGCAACCGTCCTTGCACATTCTTTACTGCATTTAGCCAATAATAAAAAAGACAATAATAATATAAGAGATATTAAGAATGGTATTCAAAGTGGTTTGCATAAAGTTCAAAAGTATCTTAATAAAAAAGCTATTGAAGTTAAAGATAATATGCTTGAAAGTGTTGCGGCAATTAGTTGCAATAATGATACAGCTCTTGGAAAGGTTATATCGCAAGCTTACTCAAAAGTAGGTAAGGATGGTGTCGTCCTTATGGAAGAGTCTGAGACCCATGACACATACGTAAAATTCGTAGAGGGCACTAGAATTAACTGCGGGCTCAAATCGCCATACTTTATGACAGACAAAGATAAAGGTAAAGCAATATTAGATAATCCATATGTATTAATAGTATCTTCACCTATACCTAATATACGTAAAATACAAGGTGTATTGGAGTTTGTTATTAAAGCAAAAAGAAGTTTGTTAATCGTTGCGGGCGTAGAACAACAACCTATGGCAGCATTACTTGCTAATAAAGTAAAGGGTAACATTAAAGTAAATGTTGTAGATTTGCCTGGATTCGGCCCAACAAAACAAGATACAATTGAAGACCTTGCGATCCTTACCGGAGCGAAAGTCATAAACGAAGAATTAGGAGATGATCTCGATTTAATACAACCTGATGTTTTAGGTGAGGCAGTTCAATCTGTCACAGATGATAAACACACAGTATTACAAATAGCTGATCAAGGCACTGTGCTTAATGAACGAATTAAAACAGTTGAAAATAAAATCAAGGAAGAAAAAAACCCATTCTTTAAAAAGAAATTACAAGAAAGACTAGCTATGCTCAATGGGCAAGTAGCTATGATTAAAGTTGGCGCAGACTCTAAAGTTGAGATGAAAGAAAAGAAAGACAGGGTTGAAGATGCAATATATGCCACTAAAGCTGCATTACAAGAGGGTATTGTTTCAGGCGGGGGTGTTGCTCTATTAAATGCTTCCCAAAAAATTAAGCCTAACGGCTTGGGTGAAAAAATACTATTAGATTCAATTAAATCACCATATAAAACAATATTAGACAATGCTAATTTAACATATATCGAATATCCAACCTCAGGTATGGGCGTTGATGTTGTAAATGAAAAAGCAGTGCGAATGATTAGCAAAGGCATTATTGATCCTGTGCTTGTGACAAAAACAGCACTGAAAAATGCAGTTAGTGTAGTTAATACAATATTTTCAGCAGATTGTGTAATTAATAATGTAAGAAACTATGAAGGCAATTAATTATTACGTTGTTATTGAAAAAATAAAAGAATCGCCAAAAAAAGTTGGCGGCCTTGAACTAACAGAAGATCAAAATAAAGATGTTAGATATTTAAAGGGTAAAGTTATATCTGCTGGTAATCTAGTGGAAAATTTGAGCAAAGACAATATAGTACATTATGATAAGCATGCTGGGCATGGGATCGAGTGGCAAAATAATTTATATTATGTATTAAAACTTGGCGATATAGTATTAGTTGAATGAGATTAAGTGCTAGTGACATAAGAAATTTAAATTTATTAAAATATTATAGGCTCATTCGAAAATGGGCCTGTAAAACTTATAGCCTATCCGATGCTGATCTAGAATTACTTATTTATTTAGATTGTAAAGAACGATTTACACGTAATGATTTTATTGATGGCACCTACACATACAGTTGGGATAAAGATAGATGGGAAAGACTTAGAAGGAACGGTTGGATAGATGTGTGGAGGCATCGTAATAGAACAACAATAAAATACAGTATATATAAAACTTCTTTTAAATGTAAACAATTAATTATGCGAATATATCGTATAATGCTTGCAGAAGAAGATTTACCTACAAGTGAACGAAGTAAGTTTTACAATAATAAATCATACACGGATAAAGTTTATAACAAAGCTATAGATGATATGATTAAAGATAAAGACAGATAGTATGTATAAAATGAAAAACAACATACACGGTCTTTTAGGTATTAATAAAGAATTATCTACCTATAATGTACCAGTTTTTGAAAAGAATTTAGGTGATGGATTATGGGGTGCGGCAAATAATGACATGACAATTCATATTAATAAAAAATTAAATAAAAAGCAAAAACAGCAAGCTGTTGAGCACGAAATGGAACATATAAAACAATTTAGAAATGGAACTGTAAGATATGATTCTAAAAATATATATTATAAACCAAATTTAAATTCACCTATGCAAGTAATACCTCGTGATAAAATAATAGAGGGTAATCACGGTTTACCATGGGAAAAATCAATTTATAAGAAAACAAAAACGTATGCCAAGTAAAAATGCTCCTTCAAGGAAAAAATCAAAAGGATATTACGCTAAAGTAAAAAAAGGTAGAGGAACTGGTAGTAAAGCCGGGGGAGGCATGACAGCTAAAGGCGTAGCTAAATACAGAAAAGACAATCCTGGAAGTAAGTTAAAAACAGCAGTTACAACACCTCCTTCTAAATTAAAAAAGGGTAGTAAAGCTTATAAGAGAAGAAAAGCATTTTGTGCTAGATCAAAAAGTTGGACAAGTGAAAGAGGTAAAGCAGCAAGAAGAAAATGGAATTGTTAATATGATTAGAAATAAACCAAAGGGTTTAGGAGACTCAATAGAAAATTTTACAACAAAAACAGGAATAAAATCTATGGTAGATAAAGTTTCAGAAGGGCTTAACATACCGTGTGGATGTGAAGGCAGACGTAAAGCTATGAATGCTTTATTTCCTTATAAATATAAAAAATAAATAAGATGGCAAAAAAAGTATCAGAAGCAAATAAAGGTATACAAGCTTTAGCAAAAAAAGCGCCTGAAGTTGTTAAAAAAATGGGCTACGCAATGCAAATGGGTAAAATAAAAAATACTTCACCTATGAATTTTTCAGAGCAAGACGAAATAACAATGGCAGGCTCTAATATGTTTAATTTAGGTGGTTTACCTGATGTTAGTAATATCCCTGGTGAAATTTATGGAACAGATACTAGTTCTAATTCTTTAACACCAACTAGTAGAAAAATAGAAGTTGATCCAGTTAATATATCAGGTAAATTTAAATCAAAAGAAGATAGATTTGGTAAGGATAGTGAAGTTGTAAAACAAAAAAGTAGAATTAGACAAGAAAGAGAAAGAATAAAAGGAGAAAGACTTAAAAGAAGGGCTAATAGAATGGCTGAAAGAAATAAATAAAAACTCAACAAAAATGTACAAAAAAGAAAAATCACCTACGAAAATGGGATACTCAATGAAAATGGGCGCTGGTAGTAAATATAACAGCTCTATAAATTTTAAAAAATCTGATGAAGATTTAATTTCTGATTCACCAATGATGATGAATGATCCTAAAAAAAATAAGCTAAAAGATATTAAACCAGAAACAGCGCCTGAATCTGCCGGCCCTAGACCAAAAGGAACTAATTATGACCCAGCTAGAGGAGGTTATTTTCCTTCTAAAAAAATGGAATATTACGATAAAATTAGTGGATATAGTGGGTATAGCAAGGCTTATGATCCAGCTGATAAAACTTTTAAAAGCTCTAGAAAACAAGCCGCTAAAGATTTAAAAAAAGTTACTAAAACTGGAAAAATGATTTTTAAAAGTATGTAATGTCTGATAAAAAGAAATTTAAAGACACAACCGTAGGTAAATTATTGTTTGGTGCGGCTTCAGTTGTTTCACCACAACTTGGTGCTGTATTAAATGGTATAACTTCGCCTAAAGATGCAATTGCAGAAATAGGTAAAGCAAAAATATCTACAGACGATAAAATTAAATTACAGCAATTAATATACGATCAGCAGAATAAAGAAATGGAAGAAATAAGTTTAAGATGGAAAGCAGATGCTGCTTCTGGATCTTGGCTTGCAGCAAACGTACGACCTATGGTTTTAATATGGTGTATTGTTGTTTTTTCATTTGCTGGTATATTAGATTCAGTAAATTCAATAGACTTTCAAATTGGGCCTTTATGGAATGATACTTTTGAAAAAGTTATGATGGCGGTTGTTATTTCCTATTTTGGTTCGAGAGGGATTGAGAAGTCTGTTAACATTATAAAAAAATAAATTAAATGGCTAGAATTAGTAGTTATAATCTAGATACGTCTGTATCAAAGACAGATAAAGTTATAGGAACAGATTCTTCTGGGAATACTACTAAAAATTTTAAAATACAAGATGTATTACAATATGTAAATGATTCTGGTTTATTAAATATTGGTGATTTACTTACTTTTCAATATCAAGATCAAGGATCAACTCCAGCTGATGGTCATTTTCTTTTAAAAACAGGTGGTCCTTCTTTTAGTACAATTACAGAATTAACTATATCACACAATGATCTATCTAGTCAAAATATAAAAGATTTATTTGATTATTTAGTAGGCCAAAATATTATTATATCACAAACAGATAATAAAAATAATTTTGGTCATTTTGTATTTAATAATTTAGTTCAAGTAGGTGGTAATTCATATTCAACTATGTCTATAAGTAATTTAGAAAGTAATGATGGATTAGCAGCTGATAAATACTATACTATTTCTTTATCTAATAAAGGACAATCAGATAAAAACTTTGTTTCAAATGACATTACCTTTACAGCTAATGTAGGACAAACAGTAAACCATAATTTAGGAAAAAATCCTACAGTAGTTCTTGTAGACTCAGCAGGAACAGAAGTTGTAGCAGACATACAACATAACTCAACAACACAAATAACAGTAACAACAACATCAAGTTTTACTGGTAAAATATTCGCAAATTAATAAAAAATGGCTTTACAATACTTAACGCATATTAACTTAAATAAAAATGAATTACAAAATGCAGTAATTCAAAACTTAGGTACAGCACCAGGCTCACCTGTAGAGGGTCAAATATATTATGACAGTACAGGGGGTGATAAATCTATTTACTTTTATAATGGATCTGCTTGGATAAATATATCAGGGGATATTTCAGAGGTTGTTGCGGGATCAGGTTTAACCGGTGGAGGAGATTCAGGCTCTGTAACTTTAAACATTGGCGCAGGCACTGGTATAACAGTAAGCGCTGATGCTATATCTACAAATGATGGTCAAATTGTACACGATAACTTAAATGGATTTGTAGGTAACGAACATATAGATCACAGCGGTGTAACTTTAACTGCAGGGACTGGATTATCAGGTGGCGGTGATATAACAGCTAGTAGAACTTTCAATATATCAAATACAGGAGTAACTGCTACAACATATGGTTCTGGGACAGCAATCCCAGTTATAGCTGTAAATGCACAAGGGCAGATTACATCAGCAAGTACAGCTGCAATTAGTACTGATTTAACAATAGCTGCTGATTCAGGATCAAATGATGTTGTAAGCATTGGAACGGATACTTTAACATTTGCGGGTACATCAAATGAAATTGAAACAACTGTATCAAATAATCAAATTCAAATAGGTTTACCAAACAATGTAACAGTAGGCGGTAATTTAATTATTTCAGGTAATTTAACTGTATCGGGTACTACAACTACAGTTAATACAGAAACAATAAATTTAGCTGATAATATTATTACTTTAAATAGTAATGCAACTGGAACACCAAGCGAAAATGCGGGTATAGAGATTGAAAGAGGTGATTCTACTAATGTGTCTTTAAGATGGAATGAAGGAAGTGATATATGGGAATACACAAAAGATGGATCAAACTTTAAAACTATTCAAAGTGTACAAGAAAGTACATTTGCAGCATCCATCGGTGATGGATCAAATACATCTTATGCTGTTACACATAACTTAGGAACTAAAGATGTAATTGTACAATTATATGATGTTAGCACTAATGATACTGTTTTTGCAGATGTTGTAAGAACTTCTACAACTGTTATTACTGTTTCATTTACTTCCGCACCTACAACAAACGACATTAGAGTCCTTATTACTAAAATAGGATAAAATAAAATAAAATAACTTTATGTCTAAAAGATTTTTAACTGGCGCAACTTTTGCAGGTGATATAACATTAGATGATGATTTAAATTTTTCTACTAATGGTTTTGCAGACATATCAAATACTGGTACTGGTGCAATGCGATTTAAACCAAGCAGCCAAACACTTGCTTTAACTTTAACAGGCGCAAACGCAACTTTTGCAGGGGATGTAACTGCAAATGGTGATGGTAGTTTTGGAACATCAGGTGCAACAAATAATTCCAGTGTAAAAACACTTGACGGCTCTATAATTACAAAAATTCAATCACAAACAGCAGGAGACACAGCAGGAATACTTGGAACTGAAAGCAACAATGTTTTAAAATTAGTTACAAATAACTCAACTGCTATAACAATAGATACTTCACAAAACTCAACTTTTGCAGGTAATGTAACAATTTCTACAACTGGTCAAGGTCTTAAAATATCAACAGCAGCAGGTCAATCACACTTGCAGTTTACAGATTCTACTAATTCTAAAAATGCTTTTGTAAACTATGACAATGATGTCTTAAAGTATTTTAGTAATGGACCAGTTGAACAATTATCTATAAGTAGCACAGGTGCAACTTTTGCAGGAAATGTAACTGCAGATAAATTAGTTATAGATGGGGCATCAAATAGTAATGTGTCTCAACTTGCACTAACAAGAACAGATTTTTCTTGGGGTATATTTAATGAAACTAATCTAAGATTTTATGTACAAAGTGGAAACACAACCACTCCAAACACACAAGTTCTTGAAATAGGAACTTCAGGAAATTTAGATTTGTCAGCAGGTGGCATATTAAAAGGAATGAGTGTTTTAGAATTAAAAAACAATGGTAGTACTGATGGTTCAGCAACTTCTCCAAGATTATATTCTCCTGCATCAGGAACTTTAGCTTTTTCTGGTAATGGTGCAGAAAGAATGCGTATAACATCTGGGGGTGATATTGCTGTTGGTGTTACATCAGCTCAAGGAAGAATACATATACACAACTCAGGTACATCTTATTTACATATCAGCAATGACACAACTGGGTCTGGTTCTGGAAGTGGAACGGATATTGGGGTTTTTACAGGTACATCTGATTTACAAATAAACAATAGAGAAGCAGCATCAGTTGCAATTTCTACAAGTAATACTGAAAAAATGCGTATTACTTCTGGAGGTGATGTAGGAATTGGAATTAATGCACCAAATGCAAAAGCTAATATTGAAAATGGTCATTTATTAGTTAGTCAAAGTGCTAATACAACTCAAGAAAACATTTTATTACAGGGAGCAGGTTATCATATAGGTTCTACATTATATGGTAATGTAAGTATTAGGTCAAGTTATAATAATTCAAGTAATTCAGGTTCTCTTAATTTTTATACTGCTGCAAGTGGTACTACCACAGCAGAGAAAATGAGGTTAGATGGAGATGGTAATTTGGGCATAAATTCAACATCCCCATCAACATATAATGCACAATTAGTTTCATTTAAAGATGGTGGTTCATTTGCTTATTTAGGTCATAATAATTCTGGGGGAACTTTCCCTAAAGTATCGGCTTTAAGTTTTGGCAGTAGTGCTGTTTCATTTTCACATACAACTAATGGTGGAACAAATGCTTTAACAGGTTCAGCACAAATAGCAGCTATACAATCAGCTTCAAGCAATGCCGTTACTGATATGGCTTTTTATACAACAGCAGGTGGAAGTGTAACAGAGAAAATGAGACTTGATTCATCAGGAAATTTAGGCATAGGTATCAGTCCTGTAACTTTAAAATCTGCAACAACTTTACAAGTAAATGGAAATGCTAAATTAGGTGATGCAAATGATAGAGGTCTATTATCTTTAGGAGATATAGCTTCAACAGGTGCAAATGCAGGTATTTGGAGAGGTGCTGCAGGTGCTTATGGTTCAGCAGGTAACTTCTTAAACATAGGAGGTTATGATGGTATTACCTTTACAACAGGTAATGCTGATATATCATCTCAAACAACTGCATTAACCATAGATGCTTCACAAAATTCGACTTTTGCAGGTAATGTAACTGTATCAAATAGTTCTCCATCTATTAATTTAACAGATACTGATAATTCAAGCAATATTGCTTTTTCTTCTGTTGGAGGAGCATTAATTGTTAATTCAGCATCTGACCAAGTTTATCAAATTGGTGGAGCTGAAAAATTTAGAATTACAAGTTCAGGGGTTAGTGTTACAGGAAGTGGAACTTTTACAGATGATGTTACAATAGATAATAGTTCACCTGAATTATACCTAACGCCTGATTCAGCTAAATATAGTTGGATGATAGCTGCTCAAGAAAATGTAGACCAACATTTTGAAATAACACCATCTACGACAGTTGGTGGTTCTACTTTTAATGCACCTGCTTTGAAAATAAATGGTGCAAACAATGCAGCAACTTTTGCAGGGGATATTACTGCAACATCTAAAAAGTTTATATCAACAAGTTCTTCAAGTGGAGACTATGTTAGATTATATGCAGGTGGTGGAACTGCACAATGGGATATATATGGTAGTGGAGAAAATTTAAGATTATCAGAAAACTCAAGTGGTGGTGGTATATTTCAAGTAGATTCAGGTGCAAGTTTTGGAGGTGAAGTATCTTTAAAATCAAGATTGAATTTACAGAGGTCAAGTGGTGGTGCAACAACTTTAATACAATTTAAAAATGAAAATGGTGTAGATAGGGCGCATATTGATTTTGGGGGGACAAATGAAGAATTAAGTTTTTTTTCAGGTTCAGGTGGCTCAGAACATATGCGTATAGACGGTTCTGGAAATGTTATTGTTAATGATACAAGTTCAGACCTTTCATCTTCAGGTAGAGGTGTAATTGAAATTAATGGTACTTCTCAAGCTATTTTAGGTTTAAAAGTTAATGGTGATGTAAAAACATATTTATTCCAAAACGGAAATAATGTTGAATTAAACAATACTGCAAGTGGTAGTTTGACTTTAAAAACTGCTGCAACTACAGCTTTAACCTTAGACTCGTCACAAAACGCAACTTTTGCAGGGCGGGTTGGTATTGGTGGTGATAATCCTGGCGACAGACAACTTTACGTTGAGGGTACAGCATCAATAATAGAAATTGCATCAACAACTCACAATCAAAATGCTTCTGTTTGGTTTAGAAGTAATAGAGATGGTACCAATGCTGATAGATGGGAAATAGGCACAAACATAAGCCAAGGTAGTAATTTTGAGCTTTTAAATAGAGCTACAAGCACCGCCGCTTTTCATGTAGACTCATCAAATAACAATGCAACTTTTACAGGTAATGTTTTAATTGGTGCTACTTCAGCAGCAGCAGGTGTTTTAGTTGTTGATGGTAATAGTGCTAATAATATTTGGGTTGTGGGTAGAGATTCAGATGGTACAGGTTCTTTAAGTTTTAGAAATGCTGCTGACAACGCTTATAATGCAAGACTAGAAGCTGTGAGTGGAGCATTAAAATTCGAAACTAATGGTACTTTAGCATTAACCATAGATTCATCACAAAATGTAGGAATTGGAACTGATTCGCCTGATGAAAAATTAGATATTACAGGTGGTTATTTAAAATTTAATGGTGGTGACTATGGTTTAAAAGGTTCTGCATCATTGTCATATAATGCAACATCTGACCATTATTTTCAATCAGGTGGCAGTACTAAAGTAACTTTTAAAGCTGGCGGCAACGTCGGGATCGGCACAACTTCGCCTGGTTATAAATTGGAAGTAAACGGAACTGCTTATATAAATGGTGAAACTACTGTTGATGACACTTTAAAAGTTGCAGGTACAATACAAATTACAGGTACTGGGGCTTTACCTCAGTCTGGAGCAGGTATATATAGACCCGCTAGTGATACGTTAGGTTTCTTTACTTCAGGTAATTCAAGAATGCGCATATCATCAAGTGGTGATATATTATTTGGTACGAGTACAAAAGGTAATGATTTTGCTTATTTTGAAGCAGCAGATAATAATAGAAGAATTTTACACGTTGGAAGTTCATCAACAGGTTCTGAAACAGTAGTGATTTTCAGAAATCCAAATGGAGCTGTAGGAAGTGTAATAACAGATGGTTCTACTACAAGTTTTGGTTCATCATCGGATTATAGATTAAAAGAGAATGTAGTAGAAATGACTGATGCTTTAGATAGAGTTAGTCAATTAAAACCTAGTCGATTTAATTTTATTGCAAATCCTGATAAAACATACGATGGCTTTTTAGCACACGAAGTACAAGATATAGTGCCAGAAGCTATAAGTGGAGATAAAGATGAAGTAGATGAAGATGGTAACGAAAAGTATCAAGGAATTGACCAGTCTAAATTAGTACCATTATTAGTTGGTGCGATACAAGAATTAAAAGCAGAAATAGAAAATTTAAAATCACAAATAAATAATTAAAATGGCAAACACTTACAAATGGACCATTAATGCATTAGATGCAAAGGTCGCAGTAGAAGATGGCAACGAAAACGTTGTATACACAGTACATTGGGGCTATAGTGCTACTGATGAAAATGAAGAGCACTCAGTAAGTTCTATTGGAACTTATGGAGTAGAATACGATGTAGCCAATTTTACGGCTTATGTAGATCTTACAGAAGAAATGATAATTGGTTGGTTAGAAAATGGATTAGATGTAAATTCAATGAAAGCAAATTTAAACAGCCAAATTGAAAAATTGATTACGCCAACTGAAACAACTTTTCATATGCCTTTTGCTTCTACTGTTGAATAAAATCCCGTAGAAGAAACTACATAAATTAGAAAACCAGTAAAATAAGTAATAATAATAAATAAGTAAATATAATTTAATAATTTAATTTTAAAACCATGAATGAAAACAAAATTACACCAGAACAATTAGAAGAACTACAAGGATATGTAGGGAAACTAAACAATGCGGCAACGCAAATTGGAAACCTCGAATTACAAAAGCACCAGATTAATCATGCTGCTACTGAGGTTCAATCTGATTTAAACAAATTCCAAACGAAATTGGAAGAAAAGTATGGTAAAGTACAAATCAATATCCAGGACGGAACCTACAAACCAATTGAAGAAAAAGAGGTTGTAGAACCCGAAGTAGTAGAATAAAATCATGTCATTGGTAAGAAAAATTAGTATAGGTAGAGATTATAAAAATGACGCTATGCACTACGCAGTAGGGCAAGAAGTATATGGTGGGCACGTAATATGTGACATTGTAGAAAAAGATAATAAGTTTTCTATTTATATTAAAAAAAATAACGAAATATTACCGTGGAAAGATTTTAATAAAAATATGGCTATAGCTGTTGAATATAATTTACAATATTAATGCAAAGTTTATTTAACTTTATAGTTAAACCTAAAAACGAAAGATACGATAATAAAAAATATATTGACGGCCAAGAATTATTGTTAAATACAGAAATTTCTAGCCATCAATATGTTAGTCGTAATGCTATAGTGGTAGCAACACCTAAATTACAGAAAACTGAAATGCAAGTTGGTGATGAAGTTATTGTACATCATAATGTTTTTAGGAGATGGTATGATGTTAGAGGTATTGAAAAAAATAGTAGAAGTTACTATAAAGAAGACAAATACTTTGTAACATTAGATCAAATATTTTTATATAAACGAAATCATAAATGGCAAGCGCCTAAAGATTTTTGTTTTGTTAAACCAATTGAATCAAATGATGTTATTGAAAAAGAAATACCCTTACGTGGTATTATAAAGTATATTGATAAAAAACTTAAAGATATACAAAAAGAAGATTTAGTTGGTTTTACACCAAGCAGTGAATATGAATTTATTGTTGACGGTGAGAGAATGTATAGAGTACCAACAAATTCAATATCTATTAAGTATGAACGCGAAGGAACAGAAAGAGAATATAATCCAAGCTGGCTATAGAGCAGTTAACGAACTTATAAAAGTAGCTAAAGAACCTATAATTGAAACTGAAGATGATGTTTCAGCCGATAGATTAAAAAATGCTGCAGCAACTAAAAAGCTTGCAATATTCGATGCGTTCGAGATTTTAAATAGAATTGAAATTGAAAAAGCATTACTTGAGGGAAGAAATATAGAAGAAAAACCAGAGTCATTTAAAGGCTTTGCTGAAAGAAGATCTAAGTAATGTATAATCAATCGTTATATCGCGTTATAGAGCCTATAAAAATAAATACTATTAAAAGACTTAATAAAGCAAAAAAGTGGAAATATGGCTACGATAAAGATTATGATGTAGTTGTTATTAGTCACACTGGACAGGTTGGTGAAATATATGATATACAAAATTTAAAAATAGCATTACCGCCGGTGCCAAAAAATTTGAATAGTGGAAAAAATAAATGGACTAAATCAGATTATCCAAAAGAGTTAGAAAAATTAAAAACTATATTTGACTGGAAAGATTTACCAAATAATTTTAAAGAAAAATGGAATGGGCATATTAATAGTGAATTTACCAAACGTGATGAAGGTTATTGGTTCTATAACAAAAATGTTCCTACTTATATCACTGGCTCTCATTATATGTACCTGCAATGGACTAAAATCGACGTGGGTGCTCCAGACTTCAGAGAAGCAAATAGATTATTCTTTATATTCTGGGAAGCTTGCAAAGCAGATACAAGATGCTACGGAATGTGCTACCTCAAAAATAGACGGAGTGGCTTTTCATTCATGGCATCGGCAGAGACTGTTAACCAAGCTACCATCTCTTCAGACTCTAGGTTTGGTATATTATCAAAAGCAGGATCTGATGCAAAAAAAATGTTTACAGATAAAGTCGTACCAATATCCGTTAATTACCCATTCTTTTTTAAACCCATACAAGATGGAATGGATAGACCTAAGACAGAATTGGCTTATCGTGTACCCGCAAGTAAATTTACAAAAAAGAGTATACTCACAAACCAAAGGACCGAGGAGCTCTCAGGGCTGGATACTACCATCGACTGGAAAAACACAGGAGATAACTCGTACGACGGTGAAAAGCTTTCCCTCCTCGTCCACGATGAAGCAGGTAAATGGGAGAGGCCCGAGAACATACTCAACAACTGGAGAGTTACAAAAACCACGTTAAGATTAGGCTCAAGAGTTATTGGTAAATGTATGATGGGCTCAACAAGTAACTCATTAGACAAAGGTGGTGAAAATTTTAAAAAATTATACAATGACTCAAATGTCACAAAAAGAAACCGTAATGGACAAACTCGTTCAGGACTCTATAGTTTGTTCATACCTATGGAATGGAACTTCGAAGGATTCATTGATTCTTATGGATTACCTGTATTCAATACACCAAAAAAAGCAGTCGAAGATAATTTCGGAGAACTTATTGATGTCGGGGTTATTGAACACTGGGAAAATGAAGTTGCTGGATTAAAAGGAGATCAAGACGGTTTAAATGAATTTTATAGACAATTTCCTAGGACTGAAGAGCATGCTTTCAGAGATGAAACTAAAAATAGCATATTTAATCTTGCTAAGATTTACGAACAAATTGATTTTAATGAAGAAGCTAGATACTCTGCTCTTGTTACTCGCGGCAGTTTTCAGTGGGAAAATGGGATCAAAGATTCGAAAGTAGAATTTGTACCAAATTTAAATGGTAGATTTAATGTAAGCTGGGTACCAGGTAAAAATTTACAAAATAGAGTAATTGTAAAAAATGGAACCAAGCACCCAGGGAATGAACATGTCGGTGCTTTTGGCTGTGATAGTTATGATATATCTGGAACTACTGATGGCAAAGGTTCTAAAGGATCACTGCATGGCCTTACTAAATTTAGTATGGAAGAAGCTCCCACAAATAGATTTTTTTTAGAATATATAGCTAGGCCACAAACAGCGGAGATGTTTTTTGAAGATATACTTATGGCATTACACTTTTATGGTATGCCAATACTTGCAGAAAATAATAAACCAAGATTGTTATACTATTTAAAAAGAAGAGGTTATAGAGGTTATTCAATTAATAGGCCTGATAAAGTCTGGAATAAACTATCAGCTGCTGAAAAAGAGATAGGTGGTATACCAAACTCAAGCGAAGACATTAGACAAGCGCATGCTGCTGCAATTGAAAGTTATATAAATTCATATGTAGGAATTAAAACAGATGGTGATTACGGTGATTTATATTTTAATGAAACATTAAATGATTGGGCTAAATTTGATATAAATAAAAGAACAAAATTTGATGCTGCGATAAGCTCAGGGCTTGCTATTATGGCATGCAATAAAAACTTATACACACCAAAACCTAGCACACAATTAAAAAATAAAGTAAACTTTAGTTTTGCTAAATATGATAATAAAGGCAATTTTTCAAAAATAATACAATAAATGGCGAAAGTAATAACAAAAGGTATTTTTCCAAGTCAAGCTGTACCAGATGCAGAAAAGTCATCCTATGAATATGGGATGCAAGTTGCAAAAGCTATTGAAGCTGAATGGTTCAAAAAAGACTCAGGGAGTACACGTTATTTTGCAAATAGAGATAATTTTCACAGATTAAGACTATATGCAAGAGGTGAACAGAGTATACAGAAATATAAAGATGAATTGTCCATTAACGGTGATTTATCATATTTAAATTTAGATTGGAAACCTGTTCCTATTATACCTAAATTTGTAGATATAGTAGTAAATGGTATTGCTGAAAGAACATATGACATAAAAGCATATTCAGTTGATGATATTTCTACACAGAAAAGAACTAAATATGTAGAAAACATGATGAGTGATATGTACGCTAGAGATTTTAAATCTAGAATACAACAAGCAGTTGGTGTAAATACTTTTAAAACTGATCCTAAGAATTTACCAGAAAACGATCAAGAACTATCACTACACATGCAGCTAAGCTACAAACAATCAACTGAAATTGCACAAGAACAGGCTTTAACTAATATATTTGATTTAAATAAATATCATTTATTAAAGAAAAGATTAGATTACGATATAACTGTTTTAGGTATTGCGGCTGTTAAAAACAGTTTTAACACCGCTGAGGGTATTAAATTAGAATATGTAGATCCTTCAGATTTAGTTTATTCATATACCGAATCACCATATTTTGATGATATATATTATGTAGGTGAAGTAAGAAGAGTAAGTTTAATTGATCTTAAAAAACGCTATCCTGAACTTACCGAAGAAGATATAAAAAAAATAGAAGGTAAAGGTGGTAATTTAAAATTATATAATAAATCATATACAACTTCAGACGCTGAAGATAAAAACTATGTATATGTGCTGTATTTTGAATATAAAACTTTTGAAAATCAAGTTTATAAAATAAAACAAACATCTAGTGGTGCTGAAAAAGCAATTGAAAAAACAGACCAGTTTAATCCACCGAAAGACACAAGATCAAGATTTGAAAAAGTAAACAGATCAATTGAAGTATTGTATCAAGGCGCTAAAATTATTGGGCATGAAAATATATTAGAATGGAAAAAATGTGTTAATATGACACGTCCGAAATCTGATATAACTAAAGTTGCAATGAGTTATAATATTGTATCGCCAAGAATATATAAAGGTAAGCCTGAATCATTAGTTGGCAGAATGACGTCGTTCGCAGATATGATTCAAATAACGCATCTTAAATTACAACAAGTACTCTCAAGAATGGTTCCCGATGGGGTATTTTTAGATGCGGATGGTATTGCTGAAGTGGATTTAGGTAATGGAACAAATTACAATCCGCAAGAAGCATTGAATATGTATTTCCAAACAGGTTCTGTTATTGGTAGATCAATGACACAAGATGGTGAATTTAATAATGGTAGAGTACCTATTCAAGAATTAAGAGCAGGTGGAGGGAATGCAAAAATTTCAAGTTTAATTAATAGTTACAATTATTATTTACAAATGATGAGAGATGTAACTGGTTTAAATGAAGCAAGAGATGGAAGCACGCCTGATAAAAATGCGTTAGTTGGTTTACAAAAATTAGCAGCAGCTAATAGTAATACAGCTACAAGACATATATTGCAAGCTAGTTTATATTTAACATTAAAAACAGCTGAAGCGGTTTCTTTAAGAATATCTGATGTTTTGGAATACAGTAACACTAAAAAATCATTTATACAATCTTTAGGTAAATTTAATGTAGGTACGTTGGAAGAATTATATAATCTTCATATACATGATTTTGGTATTTTTCTAGAATTAACACCGGACGAAGAAGAAAAACAATTGCTTGAAAATAATATTCAAATGGCTCTTCAACAGCAACAAATAAATTTAGAAGATGCTATTGATGTAAGAGAAATTAAAAATCTTAAGTTAGCTAATCAATTACTAAAATTAAGAAGAAAGCAAAAATTTAGCAAGGATAGACAAATCCAAATGGAAAATATCCAAGCTCAATCACAATCAAACGCGCAGTCAGCCCAAGCAGCGGCAGCGGCAGATATTCAAAAACAGCAGGGTATTGCTGAAAGCAAGGTGCAAATCGCTGAAGCACAAAATCAATTTGATATTGCAAAACTTGAAAGAGAAGCTCAAATTAAAAAAGAATTAATGCAATTTGAATTTGAATTGAATATACGGCTTAAAACAGCCGATGCAGATGTGATTAAAAATAAAGAGAAGTATAAGGAAGATAGAAAAGACGAAAGAACGAAAATACAAGCATCCCAACAAAGTGAATTAATAGATCAGAGAAAATCTGGTAAACCACCAAAAAACTTTGAGTCCGCGGGATTTGATAATTTAGGTGGATTTGGATTAGAGCAATTTGATCCGAGATAAATTTTAAACAATTATATAATATTTTATTATGGCAGAAGACATTAAAGTTTCAGCTGTAGACGAACAACCAAAGTCTATGGCCGAAAAAGAAGAAACGGTATTAGAAAATGCCGGTATATCCACTAAAGAAGATGGAATGTACAAATTAGATTTAAACAAAATTAACGAACAAAAACAACAAAAAGATGCCGTTCCAGAGCAAAGCACAGATGAGATTCCTGTACGCAACGAATCCAAAACTAGCGAAGAAGTTCAAAAACAAAACATCAAAGAAAAAGCTGAAGAACCTACCGGAGAAAAAATCAGTAATGCAGATGTGCGGGATGAAGAAAAAGAAACTCCGATATTAGAAGAAATAACGAATGAAGTAGAAACTAGTGATGATGAAGCTGCATCGACCGCAGAGCAAAAAGAAAGTAAAACTGAATCGGTTGAAGAAGCAAAAGTTAAAGAAGAATTAAATTTACCAGAAAATATCCAAGACTTGATTAAGTTTATGGAAGAAACAGGTGGAAGTTTAGAAGACTACACTCGATTAAACGCAGATTATTCAAATGTTGATGATAGCACATTATTGACAGAATATTATAAACAAACCAAACCTCATTTAAGCTATGATGAAATACAATTTCTTATAGAAGATGAATTTTCATTTGATGAAGAAATAGATGAGGATAGAACAATAAAAAGAAAAAAATTAGCTCATAAAGAAGCGGTTGCAAATGCTAAAGGTTTTTTAACAGGGCTCAAGGATCAGTATTACAAAGAAGTCAAGTTGAATTCTAAGTTAGCTCCTGAGCAACAAAAAGCAATAGATTTTTTCAATCGTTATAATAATGAGCAAAAGCAAGCTGAAGAGTTACTTCAAAAGCAAACATCACATTTTAAAAATGAAACTAATAAAGTTTTCAATAATGATTTTAAAGGTTTTAATTTCAAAGTTGGAGACAAAAAATTTAGATTCAATGTGAATGATGCAAATAAAGTAAAAGAAAATCAAAGTGATTTATTAAATGTTTTTAATAAATATGTTAATGAAGATAAAATGCTTACTAACGCACAGGATTTTCACAAATCTTTATTTGCTGCTTCTAACCCTGACACACTAGCAAATCATTTTTATGAGCAAGGCAAAGCCGATGCAATAAAACAAATAACCGCAGAAGCTAAGAACATTAATATGAATCCTAGAAAAACTGCAGATGGTTATGTTGAAACAAGTGGCGTTAAGGTTAGAGCAATAAGTGGCGATAGTAATTCTAAGCTAAAATTAAAACTAAAAAATTATTAAAACTAAAAAATTATTAAAATGGCAAATGTAAATTTTACTGCTGGTTTACCGACTGATCTTACTCCTTATGTAAGTAAATCGGTACTAGCATCAAATTATTTAAACTTCCATGGTTCAAGTGGGGCAAACTGGTCACAACAATATTTACCAGAGCTATACTCTGAAGAAGTGGAAAAGTACGGAAATAGATCTGTATCTTCGTTTTTAAGAATGGTCGGGGCGGAAATGCCTATGGCTTCTGATCAAGTTATTTGGTCTGAGCAAGGAAGACTACACTTAGCTTACGAAGATGCTTCTATTACGGACGCAGGCGTAATAACTATTGCAAGCAGTGGTACTCACGCTGTAAGAGTTGGTCAAACGATTGTATTATCTGATAATCAAACGTCTCCAACTATTATAAAATGTTACGTATCAGAGGTAAACTCAGGCTTAACTACTTTAACAGTAATTCCTTATACAGGAGCTGCTACAGTTGGTGCGGTTACAGGGTTTGATACGGCAACTGATAGCGGATCGAATAAATGCTCATTCTTTGTTTATGGTTCTGAATTCAAAAAAGGACAACCGGCTATTGATGGATCAGTAACTCCAGAATTTGAGTCTTTTACAAATAAACCAATTATTTTAAAAGATAAATTTGAAATTTCTGGTTCTGACGCTGCTCAAATTGGTTGGGTTGAAGTATCAGGCGAAGGTGGACAAAATGGATACTTATGGTATTTAAAAGCTGAAGGTGACACAAGAGTAAGATTCGAAGATTATTTAGAAACATCAATGATTGAAGCGGAAAAATCCACAACAGCAGGTGGTGTTGATTCAATTTTAGGAGCTAACTCAGGAACTGAAGGTTTATTCTCAGCGTTAGAAAATAGAGGAATTGTCGGTACAGATGCATTCGATGCATCTTCTGATGTGATCTCTGACTTTGATTTAATTCTAAAAGAATTAGATAAGCAAGGGTCTATTGAAGAAAATATGTTATTCTTAGATAGAAACTCAAATCTAATTTTAGATGATGGTCTTGGTGCAGTGAATGCAAACTTTAGTGGAGGTACATCTTTTGGTGTATTTGAAAATTCACAAGATATGGCTTTAAATTTAGGTTTTTCTGGATTTAGAAGAGGATCTTATGACTTTTATAAAACTGACTGGAAATACTTAAACAACAAGTCTACAAGAGGTTTATTTGCGGACATTAAAGGTGTTTTAGTACCAGCTGGAACTTCATCTGTATACGATCAAATTTTAGGATCTAACATTAGAAGACCTTTCTTACACGTAAGATACAGAGCTTCCGAAGCAGATGACAGGAAAATGAAATCTTGGATTACGGGTTCAGTAGGTGGAGCATCTACATCGGGTGATGACTTAATGAGTGTTCATTATTTATCAGAAAGATGTTTAGTTACTCAAGCTGCTAATAACTTTGTATTATTTAAGTAGTATTTAAAGTAAATTTTACCCTCGTTGTAACTACGGGGGTAATTTTTACCTCTATTAACATTTTTATTATATTATATCATGGCAAAAAAACAAAAAGCAGAGGTGGCTGTTGAACAACCAATAATGGTTGCTCCACCAAAAAAACAACAAGTAGTTAAAAATACTTGGGAAAGAAAAGATAGACAATATTATTTATTAGGCGATAAACAACCTATAGTATATATATTAAAATCTAAAGGAATAATGTGGTTTGACAAAGAAAAAGGATATGAAAGAGAAATCAAATACACACTAAATCAAAAAACACCATTTGTAGATGAATTTAAAGGCGAGATAAGACTTGACCATATTGTATTTAGAGACGGCGTTTTAAATGTATCAAAAGAAAAAACAGTTTTACAAAAAATTCTTTCAAATTATCATCCAGAAAAAAATCGTTCATACGCAGAGCTTGATACAGAAGCGGTAGCTGCAGATGATTTAGATATAATAAGTTTAGAATTTGAAGCATTATCAGCGGCAATGGAAATGGATATTGAACATGCTGAGGCTATTGTAAGAACTGAGGCCGGTAGCAAAGTTTCAAAAATGACATCCAAAGAGTTAAAAAGAGACTTACTTATTATGGCTAAACAAAATCCAGCTTTATTTTTAGAGTTAGCAAATGACGATAATATCAATATAAGAAACTTAGGAATTAAAGCGGTTGAAAATAGATTGATTACACTTTCAGCAGATCAAAGAACATTTAAATGGGCAAGTAATGATAGAAAATTATTTACAGTACCATTTGATGAAAATCCATATTCAGCTTTAGCTGCTTGGTTTAAAACTGATGAGGGTATTGAAATCTATCAAACAATTGAAAAAAGACTAAAATAAGTCAGTAGTGGTTGAGCCGCTACGGCGGCTTAATCATTATATAAATTAAAATTATGGCAATATCAGTTGATGCAGTATACAAAACAGTATTATCAATATTAAATAAAGAATCAAGAGGTTTTTTAACACCTGAAGAATTTAATAAAATAGGTTCTCAAGTTCAACTTGATATACTAGACCAACATTTTTATGATTATAATCGTGCAGTTATAAAGCATAATGCTGGAAGAGCTGTTGAAGATTATGGTAATATACCTGAAAAAATAGAACAAAAAATAGATCCTTTTTTTGCGCAAGCTGATATTACTTTAACAAATGGTATTGGCACTTTACCTACAGATTTATATAAAACAATAAATATTAGTATAACTAATAAAACTATTCAGTTAGAAAAAGTAAATAAAAAAAGTTTATCTTATTTATTATCTTCGCCCTTTACAAAACCTACAACATCATTTCCTGTATATTATCAGAGAGCTACGGATATTATTGTGGAACCAGCGTTGTCAAGTGGTAGTTGGGCATTGGGTAATTTACTTATTGAATATATAAAAACACCTGCTGACCCAGTGTGGGCATATGAAAAAAATACTACTACAGGTGCATTAACATTTTCAACAAGCACAGGTGGAAGTGTGATACCTACAACAGGTAAAGTGGATTTTACGCTACATGATTCAGACAAAGTTCAATTAATATTAGGTATATTAAAATATGCTGGATTAATAATAGCTGATACTACAATAGTACAAGCTGCAGCTCAAGAAGAAAATAAAACAATACAACTAGAAAATTCATAATAAATGGCATTTATAACGGAAACAGCATATCAGTATTATAATACTAGTCAAAAGTTTACAGCAACAGCTAATCAAACAAGTTTTACATTAACATTTGATCCGTTGCCAACGGCTAAAAGTAAATTTTTAATATTTGTTAATAATTCAGAAATTGATGATGATCTGTATTCATATAATAATAGCACAGGTGTAATTACATTTGCAACAGGTAGAGCGGTGAGTGATGTTGTAATAGTAAAGCTTAAAGAACAAAAATTAGGTAGTTATAGATATACACCATTAGCTGATATTATAAATAACTATATGGTTGCATACGTAGGGGATGGCAAATTAATAAACGCAACAAAAAGAAGCGATGTGTTATTTCATGCTAAAAGAGGTATACAAGAATTTAGCTATGATATTTCAAGAGTTGAAAAAATACAAGAAATAGAAGTTGGCACAAGCTTATCAGTGCCGATGCCACAGGACTACGTGCATTATGTGAGAATATCACACGTTGATGAAGCAGGTATTGAGCATATAATATATCCCGCAAGATATACATCTAAACCATCTCAATCAATATTACAAGATAGTGATTATAATTACTTATATGATAATGATGATAGCTTGTTAACAGGTACACCCGTTACAGATACAAGATTTCAAGCATTCGATGTTAAAAATATAAACGGAGCAGTTTCAAATGAAGATGTTAGTTATGACGCAGATAGAAATAGTGAAAGAATTATAGAATTTGGTAAAAGATTTGGATTAGAACCAGAAATTGCACAAAAAAATGGTGTATTTATTATTGATGAAACAAATGGGAGCATTGGCTTTAGCTCTGATTTAGCCGAAAAAGTAATTACAATAAAATATGTATCTGATGGAATGGGAACAGATGCTGAAATGAAAGTACATAAATTTGCTGAAGACGCAATATATAAATATATAACTTATGGTGTTGCAAGCGCAAAAGCAAACTTTCCAGAATATATAATAAATAGATTTAGAAGAGAAAGAAGAGCAGCCATGCGAAACGCAAAATTAAGATTATCTAGTTTAAAATTAGGTGAACTTACCCAGGTTATGAGAGGGAAAGCTAAAACAATTAAATAATAATACATGCCAGAAATTAAAAACAATTTTCTTCAAGGTAAAATGAATAAAGACCTTGATGATAGATTATTACCTAACGGCCAGTATAGAGATGCACAAAATATACAAATATCTAAATCTGAAAATTCTGATGTGGGTGCTGTTCAGAATATTAAAGGAAATAATTATGCATATAATGCTACGCCTCTTAATTTAGCTTCTGGTGTTGAAACAATTGGTTATTATAAAGTTTCTTTGACTGGTGAAATATTTTGGTTTGTAACAAATTTTACAGGCAATGATACTGTAAGTTCTAAAGATATGTCATATGCTACATCAAGTATAAACGGCACTCCTACAGTTTGCGCTATATATTATTGGAATGCAAATCAACCAAATACCTCTCCGCAAGCTATAATAGATAGCTTTAGATTAAATTTTTCAAAAAATCATCCTGTATTACATGTTAATTTAATTGATAATTTACTATTTTGGACTGATAATTATAATCAACCAAGAAGAATAAATTTATCTCAAGCAACAGGACAGGCTATTGGCACTTTTTATCTTAATGATAATTATTTAGAAGATAAAATTAGTGTTGCACAATATTCTCCGCCATCTCCCCCTAAGGTTACCATGAGCGCTGAGAGCAGCTCTGATGTCGGTAGTTTGCATATAAGAGATAAATTTGTTAAATTCGCGTATAGATTTCAATATGAAAATAATGAATATTCGTTAATATCCCCATTTACACAAACTTGCTTTCATCCCGGTAAAGGTAAAAATTTTAATAATGCAACTTTTGTTGCGAACGACGCGGGTATATTGTCATCTACAGATGAAAGTAACGCTGTAAAAGAAACAATAGTGGAATCAATGCAAAATCTAGCTAATAGAGTTGCTTTATTTATTGATTTGCCTTCTAATATTGACAAATCAAATGTTGGTGCGTGTGATGCAAATGGAATATTAACTGGTACTAGTCATAATATAGATAATCCTAATGGTTCAATATCTGATAATGATATTTTATTAACTGCTAAAGGTGATGAATATATTGTAAATGGTGGAAATAAAACAACAACATTAACTACAAGTACTAGTGTTTCACCATCAATTATAAATAACACAAGATTATATTTTTTTAATAATGTAGCTGATTATGATGATAAAATGCAAATTAAAAAAATACAAATATTATATTCTGAATCGGATAGTGCCGCTTTGAAAGTTGTAGAAACTTTAAATTTTAATGAAATTAAAAGCGATATAACGCATAGGGTTGAGCCTATATCTAACAATATTAGTAAATTAATATATGGTTATAAATATATATATAACTCAATAAAGCCTATACAAACTTTACCAGAATCTGAATTAATTAGAATTTCAGATGTTATACCTGTAAAAGCTCATGCACAAGAGGTTAGTGGAAATAGAGTTATTTATGGTAATTTTAAACAAAATAGATCATTAGATACTGCCGTTAATAAAAGTTCATTTTTAATAACAAATGGTGATCAAACAAAATTCAATGATCAATATTTATTATCTTCAGTAAAATCAAATAGAGAATATTCTGTTGGCTTAGTTTTATCTGATAGATATGGAAGACAATCAACAGTATTTTTACCAACGACTAGCACTACATTTGTAGACCCTAAAACAGGAACTGTTACAAATGGAGCAAGTTCTTGGACACACTCTGCACTAAAAATTACTTTTAATAATACAATAGGCGATGCTTATCAAGCAGATACAAATCCGTTAGGTTGGTATTCTTATAAAGTTGTAATTAAACAATCGGAACAAGAATATTATAATGTATATGCTCCAACAATAGTTGATAATATACCCACAAGTAATGTAAGATCATGGCTAGTGTTGCATGGAGACAATGTAAATAAAGTGCCTAGAGACGTAACTGATGTCAATACCGAAACAGGTACGCAAGGTTCACAAACTAGACTATTACCTAAAATATTAGATTTAACTGGTACACAAACACAACAATCAGGAAATTCATTTATTGATGTTATTTCAATTGGAACTAACCAAGAACAAGGGTTTGGTTCAAGTAGTACTGATGAATTTTATTTAAATGAAAAAGGACCTTTATTGGCTGAATTGCCAGATGGATATGGAAGAAATCACGCTTCTAGCACTACTTTTGATAATTTAGTTGTATTAGAAACTGATCCTTTTAAATCTGCTTTAGATATTTATTATGAAACTTCAACAGCCGGTTTAGTTTCACATTTAAATGCTGCTATAACAGAAACATTAGGTGTTGTGCCTTCAAGTATAGCTTTATCAGCTTCATCTTTTGCAGAAGCAACAGCAAGCGGTGGCACTGTAGCTGCAATAACATCAACAGACACAAATAGTAATCCTGTAAATACACCATCTTATACTATTATATCTATAACAGATGCAAATGGAACAAACAGATCCGGCGCGTTTACAATAAGCGGAAGTAATTTATTAACTGGTGAAGCATTTGAATTTACAAATACAAATACAGATGATTATACTATAAGAATAAAAGTTACAGATAATGGAGGAAATACTTTAATACAAGATAAATCTATATCCGTTACAAATAGCAACCCAACAATAAATGTAGGTATTGCTTTAACTATACCAGCATCTACAATATCTGGAACAGCAATTAGAACAATAACAGGTACAAACGGAAGTGCCAAAACAAGTGCAAATACTAATAATTTAACATTTTCTATTACAAGTGGTAATAGCGCTGGTAAATTTAGTATAAATGCCTCTACAGGAGTACTAAGTACAGCCTCTAGTGTAACATCAGGTGATTCTTATACATTAACAATTCAAGTTTCTGATATTGCAAATGCTACAGCTTCAGATACTTTAAGCATAACCGTTAGCTCTGCATCAAGAACAGCTTTTTGGAGAAGTAATAGTGGTTATACATCTGCGTCTACTGCTGTAAATGAACCAACTCTTGTGCAAGTTTATTTTGAAAATACAAGCGGCAATCCTGCTGGTAATTTACCTGAAATAGGAGATACTGTTTACGACTCAGCAACAGGAACAGCTGTATTTAACAGTGGGGCTGCTTCAAACGGATCAGGCGGAAATTTCCATTCTATGTGTGGTCCTTCCTATTGCCAAGCTAATGAGCCATTATTTGTATTCAAAACAACTAGTAGTGGTGTTGTTGTAGTAAAACAAATAGGTTAAAATAGTAATAAAAAATGTAATAATTTATAATATGGCTTATACAGTTGAAGTTCAATTTTTTAATACATTTATTTTAAGATCAGAAACTACAAACACTTTGTATGTAGAAGAAGCAAGAATAAAAGGCGGCTATAATGAGCCATTTGTAGGCATTGGGCCTAAAGCGCATTTAGTAGACGATACATATGCCGAAACAACAAGAGAAAATGCTTTAATATATTCTGGTATTTATAATTCTAGAACAGATATAAATAGAACAAATGTATTTAGTGGGGGTGAGCCTATAACAAGGGCTGTTGATCCTGCAGATGGTAGTATACAGAAATTACATGCTGAGGACACTAACTTAAATATATTACAAGAAGATAAAGTAAGTTATGCTTTAATTGATAAAGATGCATTATTTGCTGCTGAAGGAGGACAGCTTACGGCATCAGGTGCCGCTGTGATTGGTCAAGTAATACCTTATTTAGGAAAATATGGTATTAGTAAAAATCCAGAAAGTTTTGCCTTTAAAGGTGGTAGAAAATATTTTGCTGATAAAAGTAGAGGAGCAATACTTAGATTATCAAGAGACGGTATTACTGAAATATCAGCAAATGGCATGAGAGATTATTTTAGAGATAATCTTAAAAACGTAACTAAGATAGTTGGCGGTTATGATGATCACTCTGAAGAATATGTTGTTTCATTGCAAGGCCCTACAAATGAAATTGAAGGAGGTTATAATACTTTAGTTTTTGATGAAAATGTTAGAGGCTGGGTAAGTTTTTATACATATAAACCAGATTTTGTTTTTAGTTTAAATAAAGATTTTTATAGTTTAAATAGCAATAATTTGTGGAAACATTACAGTGATGATGTTGATTATAATAATTTTTATTTAAATAATAATACATTTTCACCTTCTCATATAACTTTTGTGGCTAATGCAGAACCTTCTTTTGTTAAAAACTTTAATAGTATAAATTATGAAGGTGATAGTAATTGGTCTATGGAAACATCAATTACAGATTTAAATATACAATCTTACAAAATATCTGGCTCAGATGATACAACTTTATCTGGAGATATAATACCACAATTTGTTAAAAAAGAAAATAAATACTATTCTCAATTAATGAATAAAGATACAAGTGATGGCGACGGACAGATTACAGGAGACAATGGCTTACAGTTTAGTACATCGGGTTTAAAAGGATTTTTTACAACAGTAAAAATGGAAAATAGGGCCACTACAGGTGTTGAATTATTTACTGTATCGCATAATATAACAAAATCAAGTTAAATGAAATTAAATATTCGTAGACTCAATGATGAGGACTACAGTACACTAGTGAAATGGTGGGATGCATGGCCGGAATGGCAAGCCCCTCCTAAAACTTTTTTACCAGATACTGGTTTTATAGTTGAAAAAAATAATGTTGGTATAGTAGCAGGTTATGTATATATGACCAATTCTAAGGCCGCTTTACTTGAATGGATAATATCTAATCCAGAATATAGAGAAAGTGACAGAAAAGACGCGATAACGCTCTTAATTCAAGCTGTAGAGCGTGTTTTAAAAGATCAAGGTATAAAACATGTATTTACGATTGGCAGACACAAAAGTTTAATAAACTTACATAAAAAATTAGGATGGTTAGTTGATGAAAAACCATCGTACGAAATAATAAAAAATTTATAACAAATGGCAATATTCAGTGCAATAAATGCGGGCAAAGCAAGAAAGCAACAGGGCAAAGCTCAGGATGCATTAAATAAACTTGTTAAAGATAGGCAGCCTATAATAAACCCTTATGAAAATGTAACTGATTTAAGTAATATGGTAAGTAATCCATTTGCTAATTTACAGGTTGCAACTAAAGCAGCTGAAATGCAAGCTGAAGAAACTGATATATCTTTAGCAAACACATTAGATACGCTAAGAGCTACAGGTGCTGGGGCTAGTGGAGCAACAGCGTTAGCACAGGCGGCATTAAGAAGCAAAATGAGTGTTAGCTCTACAATAGAACAACAAGAAGCGCAAAACACTAGATTAAGAGCACAAGGGGAACAGTTTGCTCAACAGCAAAGAATAGCGCAGTCTGAAAGAATACAAGAAGCTGATATATTAGGTAAAACATTCCAATTTCAAGCTCGAGAACAAAGAAATGTTGCTGATTTGTCTAGGCAAGCTAGTTTAGTACAACAATTTGGGCAACAAAGAGCTGATGCTTTAGGCGCAATGGGCACTAATACAACCAGTTTAATAGATTCCGCTGCTAGTTTCTTTAAAAACCCTTAAATAAATATAATTATGGCATTACCAAGAGTAACACCCGGATCATATAACTACGGAGCATATGCAAATCCTACACCTATAAGATATAAGGGTGGTTTTGGAGAAGCGTTAGCTGGTGGAGCAATAGCTGTTGCAAAAGTTGTACAAACTAATAAATTAAAAAAACAACAAGATGCTGCTAAATTAAATAAAATAAAAGCAGATGCTTTAGACAGCCAATTAAAATATAAAAATTCTTTATATAAAGCCAATCCTAACCCAGGAGAGCAAACACAGCAATCATATAATGAATTGGCAAACATGTGGTACCAAAATGAAGTAGATTTTAAAACACAAAAACCAAGAAAAGATGGAACTGTTTTGGATTTTGATGGTCATTCTGCGATGAAAAATAAATTAAACAATGCTTTATTAATTTCAGAAAGCGCTGCTAATTGGGTAAAAGAAAAAGCTGAGGGTGAAATGCCTAGTATAACACAAATTAGAGAAAGCGATAAAGATTTCAAACTATGGTCAAGAGATAAAGCATTAGTTAATAGTAATTTTAATGTTTCTTATGATGAAGATTTACAGCCATATATAGAATATTACGAAGTTGATTTTGATAAATACATGGATGGTTCTTATAAAAATATTGATGACATACCTATGAATAAAGTAAGCATGAAAATGTCTGATATATTTGATGATAAAAATTTATATCGACCCCAAACAAAATATTCCTGGGAACAAGATCAAGGATCAATAGATAAATATGCTGCAAATTTAACTAAAGATGGAAAAGCTTTTGCTACTGGTGCAAAAAATGGTTATAGATATTTAACAGATAATAATATTAACACTTGGAAACAAACATTAACTAAAGATTTTAGCACGGATATAATTAATACAAGAGGTAAACAAATTTATGAAGATATTCTAGTTGATGAAAATGGAGAAAGATATGGCTATGGCTCTTGGGAAGGTACGCCTGAACAAACAAATAAAGTAAAAGAAGCTTTTACTGATAAAATATTAGAAAAAGTTCCACGAGTTGGTGATAAAATATCAAGTACTGAAAGTAAAGAAGATACAGAAGAAAAAGATATTAATGAATTTACTGAAGAATTTTTGATGGATCCAGCGGGTATGTATAGTGATATAGTAATAAAAAGCGTTACTGAAGAAGGTTTTGGAGCTAGATATGATAGACCAATTCCTTTTGGACCGCTAAGACCCGGAGAGCCAGATGATATATCAAAAATAGTTCTTAAATTACCAGAAGAAAAAGATCAATCAATAGATTTAACCAATAGAGAAAAATTTGGACAATTTTTTACTGAAATAATAGATGCTACAAAATATTCTTCTGCACAAAAAACAAAATTGCAAAGTAAGAAAAATATAGATGAAGCATATGCTAAATTTCAAGATAATTATAGAAATCAATTTCTAATAGAAAATTAATTATGATTAAAGTTTTATATAATAATAAGGAATACGATGTTCCTGAAAATGAAGTAGATAAATTTGTTTCTATTTCTCCCGGCGCTCAAATTATGAAAAATGGAGATCCGGGAAAGACAGATCCCACAACACCGGGTGCGGTTGTGGAGGAAACTGTAGCGCCCGATATGGATTTCACTTCGGATCCTGGTTCTTCGGATTCACTAAAAGAATTAGCTAGCACAAGACTTCCAGGTAGTTTTATTCCATTTAGAAAACAAATTGGATTTGCGGCAAGTCTTTCTGATTTTGGTACAAAAGCTTTAGAATACATAAAAGGTGTATCTGAAACAGCAACAAAATACAGATCTACTCAATTAGTTGAACAAGGCAAAATTACTCAGGAACAACAGAATCTGCTTTTAAATAATATACAAGAAGATTTCACAGGACTACTAGAACCTTTAAGAGCTGGAACTAGCAAAATTCAAGATCTTTCTAGCAAAATGAAAGATGTTGTTTATGAAGAAGCTGATAGATCTGTATATGATGAATTTTTTAGCGAAGAAGGAAATGCTTTAGACGGTTTAGATAAAATTACAGATAATGTTATAGAAGCTTTACCTAGTGTGATGTCTGTTTTCGCGGGGCCTGCCGGAATGGCAACATTATTTGCTTCTGCATCAGGAAGTGCATATAAAGAAAAAACAGATGCGGACCCAAACGCGGCAGGTGATTTATCTACATTAGCTATATCAACAGGTCAAGGTGGGGTGGAATTAGTTAGCGAGTTGGTTACAAGAGGTATTTTAAAAGGATTTGGTAATACAGTTTTTTCAAAAATAACACCTAATGCTGCTAAAAATTTATATAAAAATGCTACTAAAACTTTAGCTGGAAAAGTTATAACAGGAGGTACTTTAGAAGGGGCTTCTGAAAATTTAGCGCAAGAAGTAAATAGACGTATAGATTATGAGTGGGGGGATAATAGAAATATTGATATGTATAGAAATCCAGATGGTTCTTATAATGTAGGAGATATAGTAGAAAGAGGATTTGAAACTTTTATTACAGGTTTTATAATAGGTGCACCTTTGGCTAGTATGAATAATAACCCGCCTATGCAGTCTTATACATTAGAAAAACTTTCTCCAACTGCTGCAACAAAACAAACTTTAGAGTCCGCTAAAAAAATTAAAGAATTAGAAAATTTATACGCTAAGGCTCCTAATGAAGCTATATTAGATGAAATATTAGAGCTGCAAAAAAGTGTTGTAAATAACAAAATATTAAATAAACAAGTTCTTGAGTCATTTGATAATACTGAATTATCTGAATATGTTGAAAATAAATTTAAAATTTCAGAATTAAAAAGACAAAAAAATTTAGCTAAAGATGTTGAAGTAAAAGATCAAATTGATAAAATAATTAGCAAACAAGAAAAAAAAGTAGACAAACAATATAACGAGCAAAAAGCCATTATATTAATGTTAAACTTTGGGCCTAATGTTACTAATACAGAAGTAAAACAAAAAGTACAAGAAAGTAAAAATAAAAAAGCATCTGACGAAGTACAAAAAATATATGACGAAAAAGGCGTAGATGGGGCATTTGAAATACTTGAAAAGTTTAAACCTATTACCAATAATTTAGTAAGAAAAAGAAGAGAAGCACCTAATTATGATGAACAACTTTTAAGAGATGAAATTGAAACAGGTGAAAGAGGTATTTTAGATTTAATAAGAGAATATAAACCAGACAGCGGAAGACCATTAGCAGGATATATAAATAAATTTTTACCAGCTAGAGCTATAGAAGCATCGAAAAGAGTGTTAGGCGAACAGTTTACACAAGATGTAACTGAAATAAGAGAATCAAGAATTGAATTAGACGATACTACTCAAGAGGTTTTAGATTTTGTAAGAACAGAGCCAAAAGCAAAAGAACAGCTAAGAGATATAGCCGGCATTACAAAAGAATCTGTACAAAAAGATGCTACACAAATATTAAAAGGTAAATTACCAGGTATAATAGAAAAAAGCGGTAGAGATAAAAATGAAATACTAACCGCTATAAATAAAGCTGCTGATTTTAAAATAGCTGATGCTGTTCTTGAAGAAATGGGCGGCAACTTTAATAATAAACAAGAACAAAACAGTAGGTTTACAACATTTATGGATGTTAACTACGATGCTATAATTAAAGCTATCCCTAATTCTGTGAAAAATAAGTTAGCTTTGTTTGAGGCTAAGCAAGTTGGTAGAGAAACAATGCAAGAAGGTGATGCCGCTGGTAAAGGCGTATTTGAATATAAAACACCTACTAAACAAGAATTTATTAATTTTTATACTGAAGGTGCATTAAATGGTTTAAGAGCTAAAAAGAAAAGGTTAGCTAGTATATTATCACAAGAAATAGGTAAAGATGCAATAGCAGAAGTTTTAGCTGATCCTAATGTTCAAAAAGAATTTTTAGAAAGACAAGAACTGCAAGGTAAAGAGATACCTGAGGGTGCAATACCAAAGTTATTAGAAAAAATAGATAGAGCAATAGAACAAATAGAAACTTTTGAAAAAACAACTCTCCAGTCAGGAATAATACCTATAACAAAAGGTGTTAAAATTGCTCTTAAAACTTTAAAAACAGCAATTCAAGCAGGTAATACTTTTGCTGAAGCTATAAGTAAAGCTATAACAGCTTTTAAAAAATCATTAAAAGGCAAAGTAACTAGTGCTCAATCACAAGCTGCGGTTGATGTTATTAATTCTTATTTAGAAAATGAAAATGATTTAGAAGGTATAGATGTTAATGAATTATCTTCTGCAATAAAAGACGCAATAGAAAATCAAGTTAATTTAGGAAAACAAGGGAGTAGATTTAGTTCTGAAATAAATAAAGTTAATTTATATGAATCAATAGATAAAAATAAATTATCTTTTAAATTAAAAGATTCAGAAACTTTAAAAAATATATCAAAAAATAGACTAAATGTAAATGATAAAAATATAACTGATGAGTTTAAAGGGCATAGTGAAAAATTATCTGAATTATTACCTTTGAATAGTAATTTATTAAAAGGTAATAAAACTTTTTTTACAGGATTATTTGGTTATCATAGAAGATCAACCGGGGATGGCAAAACACAAAAATTTTATGATAATTTTGGAAAAAATAAAAAAGCAAATTGGATTTCTGAAAAAACTAGTAATTTATTTAATAATATAACAGAAATTATAACTGCAACAAAATTTGAAAAATTACAGGAAGAAATTTCAAAAGCTAAAACAAAAGAACAAAAAATACAAATAGCTAAAAATAATTTAGAAGCATTAAAACAACAAAATACTAATGTTAAAAATACTTATAATGCTTTTAATAATTTTTTAACAGACTACCTATATAGTTCTAAAAATCAAAAAGAATTTGAGTCCAGGCTTGATTATATGATAAAATTAAAAAGATTTAACTCTAGTAATATTAAAGGAGAAAGAGATTTAGTAATATTAAATGGGTTTTATTTTGGCAAAGCCGGCAAAACAATTAAATTAGAACATGTTAAATCCAGCAGCCAACAGTCCTTTGAAAGCTTACTATCTA